GTTATCCTCCGCCAACCACGGTTCCGCCGAATGCGATTCGATGTTTACATGGTTAAGGGCGAGAGAAGGTTTGCCTGTCCCGAATGGAGTAACGGTGAGTGTGCAGGCTCCGGCCATTTTTAGATTCCCGAATAGGCTTTGCGTGTAATCGCCTGTACATCACCCATAAACCAGTTGTTGATCGCTGCTCCTCCGCGTGGAGTCGTGTTCTTTGCGACTGCTGCGGTTTGCCCATAGATCATCTTGAGGATCTGAATGAGAACCGAGCCGCCGGGACCTGCTGCCGCCCCGAATGCGGTGATAAGCACATTTCCCCAATCGACCGCTTTAGCAAGGAACTCTACGAACTGAGCGAGCGGCTTGAGAGCCTTCCAAAACAAGAGGCTCATCCGGTTGAACACAACGGCGAGTTCCGCCGCCGCGCCGTCGATGTAGAGCATCGTTTCGGCCTGAGCGTCCGCCGCCGCTGTCGCAAACAACTGCGCTCTCGAATACGCGGCTCCGTTGCGAGTCGCATCTGCGAGTTGCCGTTGGAACTGAGCGAGGCGTTCGTTCGCGCTCGCATACATCATCGCGCCGCTGAATCGCGTGATCTCTTGGAACTTCCGCGCTACACGCTCCGCAGAAGCGGAGAGGATTTTGTACACGGTGATTGCAGCGACAATCCCGACAAGGAGCGCACCGAGCGCGATGGCGACAGGAAGCGCAGCGGCTCCGAGTCCCGCGATGGCCGTTCCCGTCGATGACGATGCGCTAAAGAGACTCGCAAGACCGCCTGCCGATGGAGCGCGGAGGAATGCAGCAAACTCTCCCTTGATCGCTGATGCACCCTCGACTCGCGCTGCTCCACCGAGGAATCGCTGAAACATCGACAGCGGAGGCGATGATGCAGAGGACGATCCTCCGCTCGCTGCGGTGCGCGACACCTGCCCCGTCAGTTGACGGAGCGAGGTGCTGATTCCCTGCGAGAATCCTTGCGAGATCTGCTGAATCACCGCCTGATTGATATGAATGATCGCCTTGTCGATCTTCATGATCGCGTTGCTGTTCGGGCGGGCGAGAGGACCACCGCCGACGACTCCGCTTGAAGATCCTCCTCCTCCGCCGCCGCCGCGTTCGTTGATGTTGATGTTGATTTGGCCGAGGTCTTCCATGTCAGTTCTTGACCTCCCAAGTCATTTCGTATGCGAAGTCCCATGTGTCCTTGAGGGTCAGCCATCCCTCAAGTTCGGGGACCGCTTGCAGCGTCCCGCCGTTCCGGAACACCAACTGGACGGTCATGCCGTCATAGGTCCGTTGGACGAGGTATTCGCGGAGGACATCTACGAACTGCTGAATGCCCTGTTGTCCCGCGATACGCTCCGTTCCGCGCTGCATGGGGTCGAAGAAGCCTCGCCACCACACGACGATTTCAATGGTCGTCCGGATCAGACCAACACCGCTATTGGGATGAACTGCGGTGTCGGGTCCGGCGACGATCTGAATCGCGTATTGGCCGACAACCTCGTCAATCGGTGCTTCAACGATGTAGACGGCATCGCCTAGACCGTTTTGCGACATCCAATCAGCGAGGTCGTTCCTCATCGCGTACAGGATTTCAGAGACACTTGCCATTCATGCCTTTCTGCATGGAAGCCATGATCTCCACGCGTTGCGCGAGTCGGTCGTTCCCCGTGGTCTGATAGATCGACGCGGCGAGCATCTTTGAATCACCGAAGGCGATTGCGATGCCACGCGCAAGCGTAAGTGCTTCCGCGGCTTCAATGGAGGGGATGTTCGCCATGAGTCCCATCGCAGTCTCCGCGTCGAACTCCGATGGCAACCGCCCGTAAACGGACAAGAACCGGGCGGTTGCCCTCAGACTTTTCCCGCGGACTCCATTGCCTTCGTCATGCGATGCCATGCGGCGATCAGATGCGAGGCGTTTGCTGCCGCAGCGACATCGGGAGTGCGCGATGAAGTGCGGATTGCCTCGACCATGACCTCCATGCCGGGTTCGCCGTTGTTCGGCGCAAGAGCCTGCACGGTCGCCACGACTTCCATGTACTGACAGATCAGTCGCCCGTTGGGGAGCGTGACGGCGAAGAGAAGCGGGTCGTTGTCGTCGTTGAGTTCGATCATGGTCAAGGAGTGTAGGTGTAGATGTCGTTGCTCGCGTTCGGGATCGCCATAAGGTTGAGCGTCAAGACGCGCTCGCGGTTTCCCCATTGCGAATCACCCATTCCGTCCGGCTGTAGGAAGCAGCGGTCGAACTGGTACGCCTGCGTACCGCCGACGCTGACGATCTTGATGCCGAAGGTAAACGAGTTGGCGACGAGAACGCGACCAACGACGGAGTCGTTCGATGCGCCGCGCTGCTTCGCAAGAAGTGCCTGAAGCACCGTGTTATCCCACTTGACGAGCGCGAGCGTCAGCCGCGCCGAGGTTCCGGTCAGGACGATTTCTTCCGGAACCGCTCCGGAAAGGACCGTCTTGATCTCATGGTGATTGTCGGTCAACTGGATCGCAGGTAGGTTGTCGTTGTCGGAGTATCCGAGATCGGCATAGGTGCCTGTCGTGTCGATCTGCACCTTTGTTGGTCCGGGGACGAAGATTGCTACGGCCATGTCACTTGCCTTTCAGAATAGAGCGAAGTCCAAGGTAGATGTCCTTGCCGAGCCTTCGCAGGTCATCGCGTGTCGGCAGGATAAACGGTCGAGCCGGGACAGTCACGCCTTTCCATGCCATCGTGAAATCCCGTCCCCTTGTCAGTCCTTCGGAGTTGGGATTGCGTCCGGTCGCGTGTTGCCTGCGGCCCTTCATGGTCAATGGGATGTAGTTCGGCCCCTTCGTAGAGAAGCCGCGGTCCTGATACAGACCGTATTTCCTCCCGTGCATCGTCAGTTGGATCTTGTTCCCCGTGGAACTTCCCGTGGCTCCGAGCGATCCGACCAACTTCCCCGTGTCAACGAGAGGCTGACCACCTGCGCGGAAAGAGGTCTGCTCGACAAGGTAAACCGTGCGAATCCGGGCCTTTCCGTCCTTGTCAACGACGGTCCGGCGGACGGCAAGGGCAGACCCGTCTTTGGGTCTGCTGCTCCTCCATGAGCGGCCCCTGACGGTCTTGAGCGGCGCATGGTTGACCGTTGCTCCTCCGGGACCACGACCGTAGTTTCGGTCGATGTGTTCCTCCATCCATGCCCCGGCGAGAGCGGCAATGCCCTGCACGATGCGCGGATTGCGGAGAGCGGTCTTGACCTTGTCGCGCCAAACGCTCATGGGTAGGTCGTTCCCCTGCGCGGCGGGAAGAACTGCGAGTTGCTTGCAGAGTTGTACCAAGCAAGGTTGGAGATCGGGACGGCGACTGCAATCGGGGTTCCCGCGGTCACATTCGCCGCGGTGCTTCCGAACAGCATCTTGCCGTCCCGCAAACCTTCGCAATACGAGTATGCCTGCTTGATCCGCTGTTCGATGGCGGGCGACATCTTTGCCCCGCGGCGTTGAAAAAGAAACTCCGTGGCGAGGTCAACGACGAGTCCGACGAGAAGCGGATCGTGAGCCGCAACGAGGGCCGTGATCTCATCCTCGCTGTAGATCCCGCCCACGCGGATGTAGGACCGTACGGAGCCTGTGCCGCGCTCAAGCGCAGCATCGGTAACTGCGTTCGGCCCGGGCATTGAGACTCCGGCATCTCCGCACAACTGTCCGATGATGGTTGCGTCGAGCGCGTGTTCAAGGTCGGCGTAGGTCGCGTAAGGCATGGTTCCTCCAAAGAGAGAGGGGCGGGGCATGGCCCCGCCCCTCTGCTACCGACTCAACGGATGTCAAGCCGTGACATTCTGAATGGCGAAGCCGCCGACAGGAGCCACGATGGCCGGGACGCTGTTGTCGATGACGCGGCCTTCGATGCGGCGGTTCATCGGGTCGTTGAACTGCTCGACCGTCATGTCCTCGTAAGCGAAGATCTGAAGCGTCGAGAACGAGTTCGCGCCTTCGACTCCGACGAGGCCACCCGGACGCGAAACAAAGTACGCGCCGTTGCCGAGGACATACGACCGGGACTCGCTCGTCGCGCCCTTCTTCGAAGTGACCTTGACGGCATCCTCGACCACGACATCGGCAAGGCCGAAGAGGGTCGGGGGGATGCCCCACTTCGCGAAGGTGTCCGAACCCTGCAGGTACTGGATACCCGCTTGGAACTTGACATACTCCGCGATCTCCGGAGCCTGCGAGATGGTGTTGGCCGTGGTCGGGCTGATGACCATGATCAAGTTGTTCGGGTTGACCGCGCCGCCGGAGGTCAGGCTGACGATTCGCATGGCCTGCTGAATCGACTTCTGAATGTAGCGGTTGGTCGAGTCGGAGCCGACCCACGATCCGGTGGCGGACCAACCGGAACCGGACGGACCTGCCGAACCCGCGGCGGTGGTGTAGTTCGTACCCCACAGCGAGTTGGTCGTCAGGGTGGTCGCCACAGCCATGCTGCGGCGAGTCATCGCCAACTGCGCCTTGGAACGGGCGTGCTGCGCGACGACATCCCACGCGGCCTGCTGCGTGGTTTCCTGCGGGATGTAGAACGGGAAGCCGTACCGCAGAGTCGTGTACTGAAGGAAGTCGAAAGCGTTTTGCTTGCCCGTGGGACGGTCGTTACCGAGCGGCCACGCGAACTCTCGTTCGTCGGTCACGCGGACATTGTCTGCGTTGTCCTGCCGCAGATAGAACCCGGTCATCTTGGTGACGGGAACCAACTGCGCGTAACGCGAGAGGGCGAACGAGTTGACGCTGCGGGTGAACTCCACCTGCAGCGCACCCGTAGCGAGATCGTTGGTCGAGGGGATGTAGGTCGAAAGACCACCACCCGCAACAGTAAATGCCATGTAATTCCTGCCTTTCTTTCAGAGTCGAGGGGGGTGATTAGAACTTCTTGGTCCCGGTGCGGAAAGCGCGGATGATTTCGCCCGCTGCTCCCGCTTCAAGAGCGATGTAGGTTGCGTAGTTGCCTGAGGTAGCGAGGGTAATGGCTCGTCCGGTGGTTGCAACTCCTGCGGTCGCGTCCGACATCAGGTAATCGCCCGCGGAAACGCCACCTGCGCCGACTTCGATCTGCACCGTGTTCGACGGCTGCAGGGTGATCATTTTTCCGGAATTGGCGTGAAGCGTCTGATCGTACTGGTAGACGGAGCCATCGGTCACGCCAACGGGAATGTCCGTGGCGACTGCCGACTGTGCGCCTTGGAATGCGCCGGAGATGACGACGAATCGGAACGGGCGGATGTCGCCGCTTGCGATGAGGTTCGGAGTGAATCCCATATCTGCCATGGTGTTTGCCTCTTTCGTTTACCGCTTGATGCGGGAGTTGATGGCCTTGGTGAACTCTTCCGGCTTGCCCGCGAACTCGCGGACCATGTCGGAGATCTGCTTGGGGTCGATGTCGCTCTTGGGGAGGGACGCACGGTTCATGTCGATGCGGATGCCGACAGGGTCGCGGCTGAAAAGATCGCGCCAAGTGTCGAGCAGTTCGGACGGGTCGCGGCTTACGACGAGTTCGGAGATCAGGCGAGGACGGCGTTCCGCGGGGATGCGGTAGCCTTCGGCCTCCATCGCGTCGAGTTCGCGGGAGAACTTCTCCTGCGAGAGTTCGGACCTCATCGACGCAAGTTCACGCGCCATGCGAGCGTTCTCACGCTTCATGGCGATGTGGTCGAAGCGGGTGCGGCTGTAACGCGAGGCCGGGAACATCTCCTCCTCATCGTCCTCATCGTCCTCACCGCCATGCGAGTCGATGTCGATGTGAACTCCATCGCCCTCGCCTTCCTCCTCCGCGAACTGCTGACTGAGCATATCGTCGGAGGCCATCTCCTCCTTGTCGCCATCCTTCTCGTCCTCACCGAAGTGCTTCTTGAACTTCGCGGAGATGTCGTCCATCGCCGCCTTGAGAGCCGACATCTCCTTGCGGAGGTCTGAGTCTGCCATGTTGGTTTCCTTCGTGTCGGGAACATAGGTGCTAAGACCGCCACCGACCGTTCCCATGTCGAAGCGGAGAGGTCTGCTGAATGTGACGCGCTCACCCTTTCGGGTGAAGTGGGTGTCCGGAAGCGGACGGCGCGGAGTCTCGCGGCCAAGCAAGGCCACTTCGGAGAGATGGTTCTGCTCCTGCCAAATCTCCGCGCTTCGTCGGGGAAACGCGTTCGTAGCGAGCAAGCGTTCGAACACGCTGCGCTCGACTTCGCAGTCACCGACGATGTAACCAATGCCACCCCGCTCCTCGTAGGCGATGTCCGTGAATCGACCGACAGAGGACTTCGGCTCATCTCCATTTCGGTCGTGCATCACGACGAGCCGGGGATAACTGCCCTTGTCCATGTACTGACGAGTCGAGCGCACAATGGACCTGACGCGCTTGTTGTCGAACTGCCGGAGTTCATCATCGTGATCTCCGTCGATGTTCGGGTCGTACGCGCAGAACACCTCAAGGTCGTGAATGACAACCTTGTCGCCCATGTCGGTGATGTTGTGCGAGGGAGTTCCCATGAGCATCACACCCACCTCAGGAATGCGCCCATCTCGCTGTTCGCGTTCGCTATGAACTGCAATGAGATGAAACTGCATCCCGTTGTGTCTACGCCGAGCCACAGTTGTTCTGTTCCCGCGGCGGCTGTGCCGTAAATGCTCGGAGTCACATTGGTCAGCAACGATGCCGTAAGGGTCGCAACTGCGTATGGGACGACCGTTTCATTTTGAATCGTGTAACTCGGCTTCGTTACCGCGCTCGTAGTCGTCAGCGTAAAGGTCGCAAGCACCTGCGGCATATACCAAACCGCGTCCTTAGTCACCGTCTGCGTAAACGCCTGCCA